CGCAAACCATGACCCACGATGACCCACGGTCAAAAGGCAATTCAGGCCGAGGGGGATGGGTAGGGCCGGCGGCACAGGGCCAGCAGAAACGTAGCGTTCACGAACAAATTTTTTTTCTTGTAGAATAAAGCCACTCGCAAACGCGCAGGAGAATTCATGTTCTATTCAATTCCATTTACACCGCGCAATGTGCAGGCAACAGAGTCGCGCTTAAAGGCGGTGTACGACGCGGCCAAACTTGGCCTCAAAGGCGACACGCTAGCGCTGGCCGCCGGCATGCTCCCCACCGAATACCGACAACTCACGCAACTTGACCCCGTTGTGGAAATGGCCGCGCAAAAAGGCAAAGCCGACGCTGAGATAGAAATGGCCAACATTGTCAGGGCCGCCGCACTAGATGGCGACGCTAAGATGGCGCTTGAAGTCTTAAAGCACCAGCACGGCTGGGTGGCCAAGCAGGCCATATCTGTCGAGGTAGATCAGCGCATATCCATCACTGGCGCACTGGCCGAGGCCGAAAGGCGCATACTGGACGTACAAGACGTAGAGATCAAACACAATGCAATCGACCATATACAGCGCGACTGACGAACAAGAGTTAATGGCGCGGCTGTGGTCGTCCAATATCAAGGACAACCCACTGGCGTTTGTCAGGTATGTGTTTCCCTGGGGGAAAGAAAACACACCCTTAGCCAACTTTACCGGCCCACGCAAATGGCAGCGCGAGGTTCTCACAGAGATCGCAAACCACATCAAGCAGAACCAAGGCCAAGTCGACTTCAACACTCTCAGACATGCGGTATCTTCTGGCCGTGGTATTGGTAAGTCAGCCCTAGTGTCATGGATCACCATCTGGATGTTGTCCACGCGGATTGGCTCGACGACCATCATCTCGGCTAACAGTGAGTCGCAGCTTCGGTCAGTCACTTGGGCCGAGATTACCAAGTGGCTGGCAATGGCGCTTAACAGTCATTGGTTTGAGGTAAGCGCAACCAGACTGATGCCGGCTAAGTGGCTCACGGAATTGGTCGAGCGTGATCTTAAGAAAGGCACGCGCTACTGGGGCGTGGAGGGGCGGCTGTGGTCAGCGGAGAATCCGGATGCCTATGCGGGTGTCCACAACTTCGACGGTGTGTTGGTGGTGTTTGACGAGGCGTCTGGTATTGACGACAGCATCTGGGCTGTGACGGCGGGTTTCTTTACCGAGAACACGCCCAACAGGTTTTGGATGGCGTTCTCTAACCCACGGCGCAACACGGGGTACTTCTACGAGACGTTCAACAGCAAGCGTGGCTTTTGGACAACCAAGGTGGTTGACGCTCGCACGGTTGAGGGCACGGACAAGCAGGTATATCAGGGCATCATTGACGAGTATGGGCCGGATTCATCACAAGCGCACGTCGAGGTGTATGGTCAGTTTCCATCTGAAGGCGACGATCAGTTCATACCGGCCAATATTGTGGACGAAGCAATGAAGCGGCCTAAGTACCAAGACGAGTCAGCGCCTATTGTGATTGGTGTCGACCCCGCACGGTTTGGCGCGGATGCGACAGTGATCGCTATCAGGCAGGGGCGGGATATTGTGCGGATTGACCGGCATAGGGGCGACGACACCATGACCGTGGTGGGGCATATTATTGAGGTGATTGAAGAGTTCAAGCCCACGCTGGTGGTAATTGACGAAGGAGGCTTAGGTGCGGGTATTGTGGACAGGCTCAAAGAGCAGCGCTACAAAATCAAGGGCATTAACTTTGGTAACAAGTCAAAGAATCCCATCATGTATGGAAACAAAAGGGCTGAAATGTGGGGGTCAATGAAAGATTGGCTCAAAACGGCGTCGATTCCGCTTGACAGATTTCTCAAAACTGATCTAATTTCGCCTATGATGAAGCCCGACTCTAAGGGTACAATCTTTTTAGAGTCAAAAAAGGACATGAAAGCACGGGGGCTGGCCTCGCCTGACGCAGCAGACGCGATTTGTGTGACGTTTGCCTACCCTGTGGCCCACCGTGAGGCGCGTGAACCCACGCAGCGCCGCATGTATTCAGACAGAAGCGTGGTGACTACTTCTTGGATGGGGTCGTGATGGCTACAAAGAAAGTATCTTTAAGCGTTGGTCGCGGTGAAAAACTGCCCACCAGCAAGGGTGCTGGCTTGACCGCCAAAGGCCGTGCTAAGTACAACGCCGCCACGGGCTCGAACCTCAAGGCGCCAGCGCCTAGCCCCAAAACCAAGGCAGACCAAGGTCGCAAGGATTCATTTTGTGCAAGAATGGGCGCAGTAGCGGCCAACGCCAAAGACGGTGAACGCGCTAAAGCTGCCCTTAAACGATGGAAGTGTTAGTATGAAAAAGCCCGGACTTTATGCCAATATTCACGCCAAACAGGCTCGAATAGCTGCTGGCTCTAAAGAGAAGATGCGCCAGCCAGGCGCTAAGGGCGCGCCGACTGCCAAGGCGTTCAAAGAGTCTGCCAAAACTGCAAAGAAGAAATAAATGGGCGATACAAAGTCTATTGGCGTTGCGTACCGTGACCAAGACATTGATGGTGGCGTCATTGGCCGCACTAATCCCCAGCTTGTGCGAGGCACTTTGTTGTATGCTACCGAGGAGTTGGGATACTGCTCATGCGCCTTTGGTGAAGTAACTCAGTTAATTAGCAAATCTACAGCGGTTACGTTAAATACTCCAACTGGGCGCATTACCATGAACAATGCGTCGTTAGGTAATAATTCAACAGTTGTTTTTCGCATGAACAACAGCACTATTAAAACCAACGACGTGTTGATCTTAAATATATCAGGCGGCGTGGCTGGCGTAGGCGACTATCTGGCGTATGTTGGTGATATTGGTACAGGGTATGCTGACATTTCATTGGCTAACCGAAAAGGTGGGGGCGGCTCTTTAAGTGAAGCCGTTAAAATTACCTATACTCTTATTGGCAACCGCGACGATTAAGGATATAAAATGCCACTCGTTAAGTCTAAAACACCCGAAGCCTTCCGCAAGAACGTGAAGGCCGAAGTTGCCGCAGGCAAGCCTGTCAAGCAGGCCGTGGCCATCGCTTACAGCGTCAAGCGCGCAGCGCCAAAGAAGAAATGAACTTACCTGTTTTACCCCAAGACAAGGCCAACCACGCTGTTTATGGTGCGGCCATCGCTGCGGTGGCATCTCTTGTGAGCCTTCCGCTGGCTTTATTGGCGCTTTCAGGCTTTGCTATTGGCAAAGAGGTGTACGATTGGCGTCAAAATAAGCCGTATGAAGTGATGGACGCAGTTGCAACGGTTTGCGGCGGTTTGTTAGTTCTTGCGCCTCAATTTATCAATAGGGGTTTTTAATGGCAGATCCAACAGGCATGGTCGCAGTCGCTAACGTAGCGGCTGGCGGTAAACCTAAAAAGAGTGACTCTGACATACTGACAACCGCCCGTGCGCGGTTGGATATGGCCGTAAGTGCCCTAGCAGAGTCACGCGAAGATGAAATAGATGACTTGCGCTTTTATGCAGGCTCACCTGACAACCATTGGCAGTGGCCTGCTGACGTATTGGCCACCCGTGGCGCGGTGCAGGGTCAGACGATCAACGCCCGCCCAACACTCACGATTAACAAACTGCCGCAACACGTGCGTCAGGTGACGAATGACATGCGTCAGAACCGCCCAGGCGCCAAGGTCATCCCAGTCGATGACAACGCCGACGTAGAAGTGGCAGACATTTTCAACGGCATGATTCGCCACATTGAGTACATGAGCGACGCTGACGTGGCCTATGACACAGCGTGCGAAAACCAAGTCGCCTACGGCGAGGGGTACATCACCCTGATGACCGAGTATTGCGACGAGAACACGTTTGATCAAGACATTAAGATTGGCCGTGTTCGTAACTCGTTTTCGGTGTACATGGATCCCTTGATTCAAGACCCAACGGGTGCGGATGCGACATATTGTTTTATTACCGAAGATTTGACCAAAGCAGAGTACGAGCGCCAGTACCCAGACGCTGCGCCCATCTCTACTTTGCAGTCGCTTGGTGTGGGTGATCAGTCAATCAGCAACTGGCTTAATGAAGACACGGTGCGCATCGCTGGTTACTACTACATTGAGTACGACACAACCAAACTGAACTTGTACCCTGGCAATCAGTCGGCCTTTGAAGGCACGCCCGAGGACAAGATGCTCAAAGACATGTTTGGCAAGCCTGTTAAATCACGCATGTCCGAGCGCCCACGGGTCAAGTATTGCAAGATCAACGGCTACGAAATTCTTGAAGAAAAAGAATGGGCGGGCAAATGGATTCCTGTCATTCGTGTGATTGGCAACGAATTTGAGGTTGATGGCCGTATTTACATCTCTGGCCTAGTCAGAAACGCCAAAGATGCCCAGCGCATGTACAACTATTGGGTTAGCCAAGAGGCTGAAATGCTGGCTTTAGCCCCTAAAGCACCGTTTATTGGCTACGGCGGCCAGTTTGAGGGCTACGAAGACAAGTGGAAGACGGCAAACACAAACAACTGGCCTTATCTTGAAGTCAATCCAGACGTTACAGACGGCCAAGGCGCGGTCTTGCCACTACCCCAGCGGGCGCAGCCGCCGATGGCCTCTAGCGGTCTATTGCAGGCCAAAGCAGGCGCATCTGAGGACATTAAGTCTACAACAGGTCAATATAACGCTTCTCTTGGCATGGGATCAAACGAGCGATCTGGTAAAGCCATTCTGGCACGCCAGCGCGAGGGTGATGTGGGCACATACCACTACGGTGACAACCTGACCCGTGCTGTGCGGCACGTTGCTCGTCAGTTGGTGGACTTGATCCCTAAAATTTACGACACCCAGCGCATTGCCCGCATCATTGGTGAAGATGGCGAAACAAAGATGGTCAAGATTAACCCTGACCAGCCGCAACCCGTCAACAAGATTGTGGACGAAAGCGGAGTGGTTATAGAGAAAATCTACAACCCTGGTGTTGGAAAGTACGATGTAGTGGCCACGACAGGCCCAGGCTACGCTACCAAACGTCAGGAAGCATTGGAAGCCATGGCTCAGTTGTTACAGGGTAATCCCCAACTGTGGCAAGTGGCTGGTGACTTGTTTGTCAAGAACATGGACTGGCCTGGCGCACAGGAAATGTCTAAGCGCTTTGCCAAGACCATTGACCCCAAGTTTTTGGAAGACGGCGACGAAGATCCAGCGTTGCAGGCTGCCCAGCAACAGATTCAGGCCATGGGCGCTGAGATGGAGCAGATGCACCAGATGATCCAGAATGTTGGCAAGTCTATTGAGATGCAGGACATGGAGCGCAAGGACTTTGAGGCTCAGATCAAACTTTATGATGCTGAGACTAAGCGCATTGCCGCCGTGCAGGCGGGTATGACTGAAGAGCAGATTCAAGACATTGCCATGGGCGTGGTTGCTGCGGCCATGGAGTCGCAAAACACCGTAAACCAGATGCCTGATATGCGTGAGGAATCTATGCCAATGGAAATGACACAAGGAATGCCACAATGAAAGCCGCAGACTTCATAGGACTTTTGTTCCTAGCCCGTGATGTAACGCACAGTGTTCACTTGAACACGCGCAGTTATAGCAAACATGTGGCACTTAATATTTTTTATGAGCGCATTATTGGTGCGGCTGATGACTTTGCCGAAGCCTACCAAGGCCGGTATGGTTTAATTGGCCCAATTACCTTGAATTCGGCTAAGAAAACGGCCAATGTGGTTGAGTTTTTAGAAGATTCACTTGCTGAAATTGAAGCCGCAAGATACGATGTGTGTGATAAATCTGATTCATCGTTGCAACAATTGATAGATAATATCATTGAGATTTACCTGCGCACGCTATACAAGTTAAAATTCTTGGCATAAGGATCATCATGGAACTTCTAAACCCTCTATCACAAACCGACTTTCCAGGCCGCACTGCGTCCTTTACTGGCACGGCTGGTAGCACTGCTGACTGGAACCCCGGCCCCGAGGGCGTGGTGATCTGGTCTACAACACCTTGCTATGTAGAGATTGGCCCTGCTGCCGTGGCCACCACTGCCAGCACACCGATCCCCGCTTTCACACCGATTCCGTTCTATTTGCCCATGGGCACTGGCGCTCCTTGGCGTGTAAGCGCAATCCAAGTGTCCAGTGCAGGCAACATTTACTGCAAACCAATTAACAAGCAATGAGCTTTGGTGTCGCACTTCGCAACGCGCTGGGCCTTGGCCTTGGTGGCATTGCCACGCTGTTTACAGGCACTTTGGATCAAAGTTCTTTGGTAGACAATTTGTTGTGCGAAAATGGCGATAATTTGGTCCAACAGGACGATGGCTTGATTCTTTTGGAGTGACCTAAATGGCCGTATTTCTCTCCCCTGTGGGCGGCGCTGCGGCCCAGTTCTTTACCAACACCGGCTCAGTCTTGACCGGCGGTAAGTTGTTTAGCTATGCGGCAGGCACAACCACTCCTTTAGTTACTTACACCACATCTACTGGCAACGTACCTCGTACCAACCCCATCATTTTGGATGCGGCTGGCCGTGTACCTGATAGTGGTGAAATTTGGATTACGTTAAGTTCGTACAAGTTTGTTTTAAGAGATTCAACCGATGTTTTGATTGCCACATGGGACAACATTGGTGCTGCGGCTCCTCTGGTTTTCTCACTGGACGACTTTACAGGCAATGGATCTACAACCGTATTTACACTGACCGCTGCACCTGTTAGCGAGAACGCTACGTTTGTGTACATCAACGGCGTGTACCAGCAAAAGAACACTTACAGCCTGTCTGGCGTAACGCTGACGTTTACAACCGCACCGCCTACGACTTCTACCATTGAAGTCATGTACGTTGAGACTGCACTGGGTATTTTGGTCAACAACTTTACTGGCAACGGCTCAACTGTTGCGTACACACTGACTGCTGCACCGTTCAATGAAAACTCAACCTTTGTGTTTATCAACGGCGCCTATCAGCAAAAGAACACATACACAGTGGTTGGAACAACCCTGACTTTCTCAACAGCACCGCCAAACACTTCAAGCCTTGAAGTATTATTCACTTAATCGGAGTCCAATATGGCTGACGCAAAAATTTCCGCACTACCCGCCGCAACCACGCCCGTTGCGGGCACGGAGGTATTGCCTATTGTTCAAGCTGGAACAACAGTTAAACTTGCTATCTCAGACATTACTCCAGGTCTTAGCACCATCACTGTAGCCAAAGGTGGTACGGGAGTTACAACTTCTACAGGCACTGGCGCAGTAGTTTTAAACACTGACTCAGCACTGACAAACCCAACAATCACCAATTATGTAGAGACTCCTTTCTCTGCCAACAGTTCAACTGCCATTACTTTGGCTTTGACCAACGGCACAGTGCAGATCATTACCTTGACAGGTACTTGCACAATCACCATGCCTGCGGCAGTGAGTGGTAAGTCATTTATGTTGTTGCTTAAAACTGGTGCGGGTGCTTATACAGTCACTTGGTCTACAGTCCAGTGGCCTAGTGGCACTGCACCCACCTTAACTGCTACAGCATCTAAGATGGATAAGTTTGTGTTCACAAGTGATGGCACAAACTGGTACGGATCAGTAGCTGGTCAGAACTTCTCTGTCTAAGGGCTAAAAATGTTTTCAGCCAATACGTCACAAGTCGCTGCTGGTGGTGGTGCAGTTTTTGTGGAAGACATTTTCAGTACGACACTCTACACAGGTACTGCTTCTGCATTGACTATTACCAATGGCATTGACTTGTCCACTAAGGGTGGATTGGTTTGGGGTAAAAATCGTGCGGCTGCAAATGAATTTAATAGATTATCTGATACTGTTCGAGGCGGCTCAAGTTTATTATTTTCAAACTCAACAAGCGCAGCACAGACTCAAAATAACATATCAGCATTTAATACAAACGGATTTAGCCTTACTGATGACAGCGCATTAAATTACTCCGCAAACTCTTACGTCTCATGGACATTCCGCAAGCAACCAAAGTTCTTTGATGTTGTAGCTGGAACTGGGAAAGGTACTTTCACCCATAATTTGGGCGTTGTGCCGGGATGTGTTATTTTTAAATCAACAACTTCAACTGGTGGATGGAGTGTTTTTCATAGTGGTTTAACAGGTGGCATCAATGGTGGCTATGCTTGTCTTTTAAACACTACTTCTGCTGAAATAAATGTAGGGGCATCGCTTTCAGTCACATCTACTACATTTGATACAACTAGCTATATTGGCGTTTCTGATTCTTGGGTTGCATATTTCTACGCAAGCAACGCAGGAGGCTTTGGCCTAACTGGTACAGACAATGTGATTTCGTGTGGGTCTTATACGGGTAACGGCTCTGCAACAGGCCCAGTCGTAACACTTGGATACGAGCCACAATGGTTAATGATTAAAAGAGCAACAGGAACTGCAAACGGAAATTGGGTGATGTTAGATGTAATGCGTGGTTTTAGTACATCAACAGATAATGAGTTATATGCCAATTTAAGTTTGGCTGAAGGTTCTGGTCTTGATTTAGCTGAGCCTCAATCTACAGGCTTTCAATTAAAATCAAGTTCTTCTGGCGTTAATGCTTCTGGTAGTGATTACATCTACATAGCCATTCGTAGAGGCCCGATGAAAGTGCCTACGAGTGGGACTAGTGTGTTTAGCACAACTGTTCAAACAGGTGTAAACACTTCTGCGGGTCAGTTCATTACAACCAACTTCCCACCAGACTTTTCAATAGAAGCTATTGCAGACACGTCTAGTGGAACTAAATGGACAATTGATAGATTGCGTGGCAATAATCAATTTTTAGACACCGCTGGAACTGCTGGAGAATCAAGCCTTTCTCCGTATGGAATTACATACACAACTTCTAATGTTGGTGTCCAAAATCTTGATTACGGCACAACCGCCACTAGTTATGTAGATTGGTTATTCAGACGTGCCCCCAGCTTCTTTGATGAGGTTTGCTATACAGAAAATTCTAGTGGTTCTTCTCAAGTCATTAACCATAATCTTGGCGTAATACCTGAGATGATTATTGCAAAATCAAGAAGTAACATTTCAAGTTGGCCTGTTTATATAACATCAGGGTCGCAACGTGTGAGATTAAATTCTGATGAAGCGGCTGGTAGTGTTTCTTTAAACCCTACTGCTACAACATTTGATGCCGTTGGCAATCCTTCTGGGTACACAATGGTTACATACCTATTTGCAACCTGCGCAGGTGTTTCCAAAGTAGGAAGCTACACAGGAAATGGGTCAACTCAAACTATTAACTGTGGCTTCACAGGTGGTGCTAGGTTTGTTCTTATCAAGCGTACAGACGCAACGGGTGACTGGTACGTTTATGACACAGCCCGTGGCATGACTACATTAAATAGCCCATATGCATCGTTAAATAATGCTGGCGGGTCAACGGCTACGCTTGGTTCTGTCACAACAGTTTCAACAGGATTTGCGGTTAATGCTTCAATCTTGGCGGCTATTAACACAAATGCGGCAAGCTACATCTTCTTGGCGATAGCGTAAGGAAAATATCATGCAAATACGAATCAGAGAATCAGGCGCAGTCATGTACGAGGGTGAATTTCGTGCATTACACCCCAACACTTCTATGCCACAACAGTTGGCAGAAGAACTCTTAAACGAGTTTGGTGCTGACGTAGTGTTTGAAGGCCCACAAGCTACTGGTGGAACTGTCTACCAATACAGCCAACGTGATGGTGTTGAACAACTTGATGGCAAGTGGTACACCAAATACATCCTTGGCCCCGTGTTCACAGACACTACAGATGAGTCTGGCAATGTCACATCTGCTGCCGATAATGAGGCTGCATACAAAGCTGTTAAAGATGCAGATCAGGCTAAGTCTGTTCGTCAGTCAAGAGACACCAAACTGGCTGAGACTGATTGGAGATTTCGCAGTGACATGACACCCTCACAAGAGTGGAAAGATTATTGCCAAGCATTAAGGGATGTTCCTACGCAAGAGGGATTTCCTTGGACAATCGTGTGGCCTACACAACCTACGGAGTAAAACATGGCACTTACAAAAGTTTCCTATTCGATGATCACTGGTGCGCCAGTCAACGTGCTTGACTGGGGTGCTGACCCCACTGGCGTGGCAGACAGCCAGCCAGCGATTCAAGCAGCTATTGATGCAGGCGCAGTAGAGATCATCATTCCTTCAGGAACATACCGCCTGAACTCTGGCCTAACAATCAATAAGAATAATGCTGTTAAAAAGATCAGTGGTTTTGACATGTCTACAACTTTAAAGTTGTACACGGCTGTTACTGAGTCTATTTTTGACATCCAGTACCTTGCGCCTGCACCTGAAACAAAACAGTTTTTTACGATTGAAAACCTGATCCTCACGTCTAACGGCACAAAAGCTGATGCCTTCTTGACCTACGGCATCTTGTCTACTGGCACGTCTTACGCCCAATTCAACAACATCCGTGCGACTAACTTTAGCGGCTCTGGTTGTGAGATAAAGGGTTGCGTCTACATTGGTCTTGATAACTACACGGCTGGTGAATGTCGATATGGTTTAGCTTTTGAACTTAACTTGGGTACAGCTTGCACCTCGGTCGTGGTTGATCGTGCTTATATTTCTGGTTGCTTGCGTGGTATCACCCAGACTAACGCCAACAACATGACGTACATTAACTGCGTCATTGAGTACAGCGGTAGTAGCGTAACAACCGATGGTGCGTTCCACCTTGCTGGCGGTATGGCCGAGATCATCACGCCTTACTTTGAGATCAATGGCAGAAACTTTGTGAGCATTGAAGGCACGCCAGTGATCAGAGCGCCTTATGGCTGGACAAGCGGCACTGCGGCCAACGTCTTCATTTTCACGGCGGTTGCGTTTGATGAGCGCGGCGTTACTTTGCAGTACCCTTACAACTTGTACTTGCCAAGGATCAATGCAGACATTTCATCTAACCGTGATCTGGTCATTGGTGAGAACGTCACCGTGCCTGTGGCTGGTGGTAGCGTCATCTTTGGCAATGAAACCATGTATTCTGCCAACGGGTTTATCACCAATGGCGTGTGGACAAATGTTTACACAATCCCTGTGGCTGAAAGTGGCACTGCGGTTAACGCCAGAGCATTGTACGAGTACACATGCTATGCGGGCGCAGCCGACCTAAGCACTGGCTTTGACGCTGGCACGATTATGAACGGCACACTGCGCAGCTACTCAGGCTCTACGCCTGCATGGCTGCGTTTGGTGGGTGGCCCTCTTTCAACCGTTGTGATCACAGGAACTGCGGGCGAGTTTAGCTGCTCGTCCACAACTTTAATTGTTGGCATGGCCGTGACAATTGTTGGAACCTTTGGCGGTACTGGCTCCATCACGGGCTACACCAACCCCAAGACCTACTACATCATTGCCACCAACGGCACAACAACTTTCCAGTTGTCTGAAACTTTGGGCGGCGCGGCCATCGTTACTACAGCCGGCACGCCAACCGGTTTGACCTACACCATTCCTAACTATGTTCAGATGAACGTGACTAGCAGTGGTTACGGCTTGACATATAAAATTGTCATGCGCAGAGTCTTTCCAGGTATTGCTGTTTGATTTAGTGTAAGATTAAAACAACTGTATCGGCCCAGTAGACCGAGGAATCTTAGGATTCAGAAAAATGACTGAAGAAGTCCAAGCCCTAGCGGAAGTAGACTCCGCGCCAACCACGGATGTGACGGCCACACCTGAAGTTGTTGAAAGTACGCCGGAAGTAGCTGAAACACAGCCTGCCAAGACATTCTCGCAAGAGGAGCTTGACGCTGCTATTGGCAAACGCCTCGCAAGAGAGCAACGTAAGTGGGAAAGAGAGCAAGCAAATCGGTCTGCGGAAACGCAAATCGTGAAAGCTGCACCAACTGCCAACGTTGACCAGTTTGAGTCTCCTGAAGCCTATGCGGAAGCATTGGCCTACCAGAAGGCAGAAGAGCTGATCGCCAAACGTGAAGCGGCCAAGCAGCAATCGGCTGTTCTTGAGAGTTATCACGACTTGGAAGAAGAAGCTAGGACTAAGTATGACGACTTTGAACAAGTCGCCTACAACCCTAAACTTCCGATCACAAACGTGATGGCAGAAACGATTCAGTCTTCGGACGTTGGGCCAGAGTTAGCGTACTATCTCGGTTCTAATCCAAAAGAAGCAGATCGCATCTCACGCATGTCGCCACTCAGCCAGGCGAAGGAAATTGGGAAAATTGAAGCCAAATTGGTTTCAGCGCCCCCAGTTAGAAAAACGACATCTGCGCCAGCGCCGATTTCACCTGTCACCGCACGCTCCGCTGGAGTGTCGGCCTACGATACAACTGATCCTCGGTCTACCAAGTCCATGAGTGCATCAGAGTGGATTGAGGCCGAGCGCAAACGACAAGTGAAAAAGTGGGAAGCACAGAACCGCTAATTTTTTTAAAGGACTTTTAAAATGTCAAACAGTATTCTGACGATCGACATGATCACAAGAAAATC